CTACTTGCAGCACCACCAACAGCACTACCAACAGAACCACCAACAGCAGCACCAACAGTTTTTAATCCTGAAAATTTTTCTCCAACTAAACCACCTTTTGATATTTGTGATGCACCGGGAATTTTATTTATTAAAGAACTAAAAGCTTTTTTTAAATCAGGAATTATAGAAGATACTGATGATTTACTTTCCTTTTCCTTTTTACTTTCCTTTTCTTTTTTACTTTCTTTTTCTTTACCTTTTCCAATATTTATAATTGCTTGCTTGATTTCAATAACTGCTTTAGCTATAGAAATCCCTTTTGCTTTAGGTTCTTTTTTAGACTTATCTTTGTAACCTTCTTTTTTAATATCTGTTTTTTCTTTTTCATCCATCGATGAATCAGGAGTGTAATCAGGCCCGGACTTTTCTTTAGATTCTTTTTTGGGTTGTTCTTTAGTTTTTGTTAATTCGTTTACAATCTCTGTTCCAATTTCAAGAACAGCATTAGTAATTAGTATTGATGCTTCATAAACAGAAGTAACGATAGAAGCAAAACCGGAAGAAATATCTTCAGCAAAATTTGCTTTACCTTCTGTTTCTTTTTTCTTTTCTGCTTTTGATTTTTCAGGTTTACCAACATCTAGTTTTATTTTTCCAACAGATGCAACAATTTCTTTTGTCATATCCTTTACAGAAGTTGTTACAGATTTAAAACCTGATGAAAGTTCCTTTGAATAATCTTTTGATTTATTTTTAGATTCTTTAGATGTTTCTTTTTTAGATTCTTTAGAAACTTCTTTAGATGATTCTTTAGATTCTTTAGAAACTTCTTTAGATGTTTCTTTAGATTCTTTAGAAACTTCTTTAGATGTTTCTTTAGATTCTTTAGAAACTTCTTTAGATGTTTCTTTTTTAGATTCTTTAGAAACTTCTTTAGATGTTTCTTTTTTAGATTCTTTAGAAACTTCTTTAGATGTTTCTTTTTTAGATTCTTTAGAAACTTCTTTAGATGATTCTTTACCTATTTTGATTTTAGCAATTGCCGATATAACTTGTTTCGCTGATGTTGTAATTGATGTAACAATTGACTTAAAACCTGAAGAAATATCTTTTGAATAATCTTTTGATTTATCTTTAGATTCCTTAACAGATTCTTTAGAAGATTCCTTTATTGTTTCTTTAGATTCTTTAACAGACTTGTCCTTGATTGATTCTTTAACAGATTCTTTTTTAGATTCTTTAACAGATTCTTTAGATGATTTTTCGGAAGATTCTTTAGATGATTTTTCAGAAGATTCTTTAATAGATTCTTTGGATTCTTTACCTAATTTGATTTTAGAAATTGCTGATATAACTTGCTTTGTTGAGGTTGCAATTGCTGTAATGATTGATTTAAAACCTGATGAAATTGGCTTCGTATAATTTATAGGATCTTTAGGTTTAACAGCCTTAGATTCTTTTTCTTTTATAGTATCTTTTTTATTTTCAGATTTTGATTTTTTTTTCTCAGGTTCTTTTTTGATTTGTTTTTCAACCGGGGAAACTAATTTTATATTCTGAATTGCGTCTACAATTCTTGAAAATTCAGATGTTAAATCTTTTGTTTCTTCCTTCTTAACATCTTTTTTATTTACTGGTGCAACTAATTTAATCTGCTTAACAGAAGTTACAACCGCTTTTTGCATTGTCTTAATTGAATTAGAAACTTTATCAAAATTACCTGTAAAAGCGGTTGATGAATTCTTTATGTTTTGGGCAATTGCTTCAACAGCTTTTACAACATCTGCTGTAAAATCTGAACCGGAATCAATTGGAATATCTTTAGCCATTTGGTTTTTCCGGTATTTTTCCAAATTTATCAACCCAAGATTTATTTAATTGCTTGGGTGAACCACCTAACATAGAACCAGTTTTCATAAAGTTCTGATACTTGTTAAACATCATAACATCTTCTGTAACTATCTTTTTCCTAGTATCCCATTCATGCTTTTCATCGTGTATTTCTAGTGGTATCCCCTTATCATCTCTTTTTCTGTAGTACAGTTCAACAATCTGCATATCGGTTAATTTTTCTATCTCCCAAGGCCTTAATAGATAAGGTTTATCCATTAAGTGAACATAGTAATTAATTAAATTAGGCGGGGGAATAGGTTCATATCTTTTGGATGAACTTACTCCCTCCTTCCGTTTGGGAAACTTTTTTCCCTTACGATTTCCATAACCGCTTCAAATCTTTCTTTTTCAGAAAGAACTAAATCTTGCATTTCATTTTCAGGAGCGGAAAAAAGTATTGAAGCAAATGTTAAAACACCTACAGGAGTTGTTAAAAACGCTACACAATTTTCTGATCCAAAAGAATAAACACCTGAAGCAATATCACGAGTAACACCGCTTACAGCTTCTCGAAATTCAACAGGTTCAAGCCGATCCTTCAAAGTAAAAATTGAATCTAAAGCTTTTTTTTCCATCGACTTTTCAAAATCAGCTTTTACTTTTTGAGTAATCAAACTTGCAGTATATTTTTTCCCCTTAAATTCAATCGTTTGTGAACCTTCACCAGATGAATTCAAAATATTTCCTACTGAATCTGCCATTTTTCCCCCTTAGATTTAACCAACAATGATAGAATAAGCACCTTTAGTTGCTAATGTAATAGACATTTTTTGGATGTCTTTTGCACCAGCATCATAATTAATACCTGTGATCAGGCAATTAGTAATAGTAACTGCACCGGGTGTTACATCGTCACCATCGTTTATTGTTACAGTTCCTGATTGACCTTGTTTCAATCCGAAACCAGAATTAACTTCTAACAGGTCTAAAGTTATTTCAGCGGAATACATACCAATTGCATGAGAATCAAAACCTAAACCTGTAAAATTAGTTGTATCAACAACTTCAGCTTTTGAATTAACTGAAATGTTTGTTGCTGGAATATTGGTTAATGCACCAAAGTTAATTGATCCTAATCTTCCTGATAAAACAGCCATTGTATAAACTCCTTAAATTAAATTTAGAATGCTACATCACTAAAATTTACTTCTGGACTTGCTGAAGGAATTAAAGTTAGCTTTACTTTTTGAAGATCCTTTACAGGCATATCGTAAGTAACTTGCGTTACAGTACAATTTTCAAAAATAAAAGTTAAAGGATCACCCGCATAAGCTAAATATTCATTTGCTGATAAAGTTGCTTGTGTGCTTGTTGGAGATGCTGCAAGAAATGCAGTTCTACCACCAGTAGGAGATAAAGTAACATCTGCTTTCATACCAGCAAATATTGGAGGCAATGCAACTTTATCATAAAGAATCTCAACAGTTATTTCTGCGGATTGAATACCTAAAACAAGTTCTGTATAACCATTTGAAGCATAAGAGGAAGATTCAGGTGTTTCAATTTTTGTTGCAATGGTTGCTGTAGTAACTGGAAGTGTACCAGTACCTACAATTCCATCTGTTCTAGTTAAATCAAACAAAGCAATTTTACCTGTCAAAAATATATTATCTACTGGCATTTTAATTCTCCTAGTTAAACCAAACCTTGTTCCATAAAACCATATTGTACCCTAAAACCCGTAACATTGTAAACAGTTTGTGGTTGTCCATTGATTGAAAAAGGTTGAATACCTTTGATGGAAATTCTTGTAGGACTTATAGAACCAGCGAATTGATTAATCCTATAAATTTCTTTTCTTATTTTGTAACGGTCTTCAAGATCAGTAAATTCTAAATCCCTTGTATAAGTCTGAATATAATAAACCCTAAAGTTATAAAGGAATTCAACAATACCACCAAATGTTTCCACACCTAATTCTTCACCATCATCAGAAGGGGAAACAACTACAGATGGAAACACATCTGTTTCACGAATTACAGCACCTTTTCTTTTGTATACCGTGTAACCTAATGCAGCTAAATTTGTGGCCAAAGCATCTTCAATAGTGGTATAACGATCAGCGGGATTTGCTGTCATTATAGGCCGATTTGTTTTCATTACTTTTTGCATTAGCTGCTTTTCCTAGTACAGTCTAAACCGTAATATTCTTGATTTCCCTGATTATCTACACTATTTACATAGTATTTTTCAGCGTTTGAATCAGTTATTTCACAATCTATTTGTGGAACTAATGGGGTTATATTAGTTTTCCAAACCAAAAATTTAGTAATGTTTTCAACTTTCATAACCCCTGATTGATCTTGGTAAGCAACTGTAATTGCTCTACGATACCCGTAATTAGTTGTTGCAGTATCACCAGCGGGATTAACTAAAACAAGAACTTCAGGATTGTCAAAAACATTGTATTCTTGCGATAAGTCTAAGTAAGGCATACAAACTCCTTACATGAATTGAGTACGGAATTCTTGGGGGTTTAATGCTGCTGCTACCTTGTTGCATTCCGTTACATTCAAAAGTTGTTGTTGTCTCCATTCAGTTCTGGAAACACTAACACCTTCCCAAGAATATGAGGGTTGAGGATTTGCAGAATCTGCTAACAATGCTGCAATATAATTATCTCGAATGGTAAGAATATTTTCAGCGGGTGTAGGCATTGCAAATACTCCTATAAGAAAAAAAGCCTGTACAGAAAAGGGAATAACTGTACAGGCCTTGAGGGTTTTACCTGAGGGTTATGCAGGTAAACCTTGAACGACATAGCGAGGATCAAGAACACCAACCGAACCCCACCAAGAAGCCTTGATAGCAACTGTGATATCTTGATTAAACTCGGCCCAGTTATTTGCAGGGGCTTGAACTACTTCTAGTGGTTTTGCTTCTCTCCAACAGAAAGCTTTTTTGAAATTGCCAAGGAAAACATACTTATCAGCAGTTCCAGCAGCAACACCACTATTTACAAGAAGATTTCTTGCATTTGCAGAGGTTAAAATCTTGTAATTAGTATCCAAAGGATTTGGACTTTCAAGCTGTTCAACATCGCCACTAGTAGCAAAAGGCCCATTCTTAGTAACTGTTTGAGGATTTAAAATCCTACTTGCAGTATACTTTTGGAATGGCATAACTAGGATTGACATTGCACCGGGTTCAAATACCTGAATCGGTTTTCCGGTATTTGGGTCTTTCATGTTATAAAACAATTGTTCAAGAGTATTAATACTTGACCAGTTGCTTAAAGAATAGGATGCAACTTTGTTTACAAATCCAAATGTCATTCCCGCTTGTGCTGTAGTGCTATAAGTGTTTAGGGTTGATTCTGCACCTACAGCAGTTCCATAAACATAACTACCAGTTAAACCCAATACGGTATTTAGAATTCGTTCTTCACGAACTAAACCGCAATAAGTTCCAACTGATTCAGCACTAGATAAAGCTTGGGAAGTTTTATCAGAATAAATCATTTCAGCAGTAATTGCACAAATTCGACCAACTTTTTCGATTGCTGGAATTCGTACATAGTTACCACTAAATTGGGTTTGGGAATATGGCATACCGGGTTGAACAACATCAGGGGAAGGACTGATATCAGATAGCCAAGGAATCAATTCGCTAGAAAGATTTTGACCAGCGGGAATTGTAGATACCAATTCATCGCCAATCATGTTTGCTAGTTTATATTTTTCCTGAACAGTAGTGATAAGAATCTGCCCGGTGATTGCTGCAAAGTTACTTGCATCAACCGCTTCAGATGCTTCCATAAACACTCGATCAGGCCCGTTGAACCGTTGCATCTTTTCGGCCCAATCATCGCCAATGATACCTTCTGCAAGGCCTCTAAGCGATACATTCCTTAAACTGATATCACCCTTGGCAATAGATTCTGCCAAGTAGGTTTTAGTTTTCAAAACACCGTTTTGCTTGCCAAATGCTTTAAGCTTTTTTCCTAGATTCTTCATTCTCGAAATCTCCTAAAAATTAAAAAGTTTGTTTAACGGGATACCGAATTAAGTGAGGATAGCAATTGGAATTTTACAGTTCCATTTCCAGCTAAAGATTCTACCACCCTACCAATTGCTAAAGCAGCAGTTGCAACTTTAACAAGTGATTGCGGGAGCAGTACACTAGCAGCGGAACTAGGCCCAACATAATCGCCAATAACAAGTGCAACACCTGTATAATCACCTTCGTAAATACCGGAGCAATCAATTCTGATTTGATTAGCTACAGAGTTACCATAGATTTTTTCAACATCTTCAAGTTTAGTTTGACCAGATATTCCAAGAAATGCTGTTGCAAAATTTTCTTGGGTTGTTGCTAAGTTGGTTGTCCAAGTAAAATCAGCAGCAGAAATTACTTCACCTGAAACTTGTGCAACAAGATCGCCTAAAGCGATTGCAGAAGTTGTATCAACTTCAGCCATAACAGGATTAGTAGTATTGAAACTGTATCGAATCGCCATTGTAGAAACTCCTTAAATAGTTTGTTTATTTACCTAATACGGATTCAAGAAATTGTTTGTAACTGGATTCGCTTCTTGATTGCGAACCAGATGAAATAGGTTTAACCGCTGATCTTGTTAATGCAACCTTTTTCCTGTCTCTGATTGCTTCGCCCCATAGCTTAGAATCAATTGCAGAAAGTTGTTTGACAAAAACTTTGGTAGGTTCAAGATTAGATTCTTTAATTAAATTTACAATCTTTTCTTGTTTTAGCTTTTCAGCTTTCCATTTTCGCAAAGAAGCTAATTCCGATTTAGATTCTTTTTTGGGTTCTTCTTCTTCTTCATCATCGACTTCAAGAACAGCAGATTTAGAACCATCTTTTTCTTCTGGATCTTCTTCTGCTTCTTCCATAGGTTCATCTTCACCTTCGGACATACCACCGGAGAGGCCAAGCATTTCAAGAATCTTTTGGGATTTTTCTTCATCAGAACCTTCACCTTCGCAAACTTCTTTTACTTTTGCGTAAACATCATCTGCTTCTTCCATCATTGGATCTTGCATAGCTTCTTCTTGTTGCATTGGATTTTCTTCTTCCATCATTTTCTTATTATCCATTTCATCATCTCCTTCTTGTTCACCAGTAAAAGTAGTTGCATTTTTCCAACCGCCATTATTCCAATTAGAATCATCCATGTTCATAATATCGGAATTAGATATTCCCATCCAATCAACAAGACCACCATGAGAATCATAAGGTGATTTTATTCCTATTTTTTTTGGGCTGTTGAAAAAATAACCAGCAAATTTTCCAGTTCCTTGTTTGTATCCTTTGGAAGATAAAAATTTTGCTCTTTTATCAAACCTATCATTCATCTTTTTGTAATCATCATTACTTGCTTCCCCAACATCATCATCTTCTTGTTCGTTCCTTTTTATATCCCTGCCAACAAATTTTTGAAAACCTTTTTTATCAGAATATGAACCAGCTTTATCCATCCATTTATTATTATCTGAATCTGGTCCTCTGCTTTTAATTGCTTTTAAAGCATCGCTACCTAATTGCCTATCCAATTCATTCTTCTTTGCTTTATTCGCTGCATTACCAGCTTCTTTTGCAATTTTCTTACCCATTGGTTCATCCCCTTCTCTTTTAGTTCCTGTTTCGTGTTTTGCTAAATCATCAAAATGTCTTTTTCGATCAACAAGTTGTTGATGCTTTTTAGATCCTATTTTTACTATTTGCCCTAATACTTTAACATATCCTTTTGGAATTTCTTCTGCTTCTTTCATTGATTCAGATCCAGATTTGTTAATTCTGTTAAATGCCATTTTTGAAAGAAAATTTATTCCAGCATTATAAACATTCTTTAAATCACTTTGATCTAATTGATTTAATAGATCCCTTGCTCTTTGTATTCCTTCATCATCTAATCTTTTAACTGAAGACCATTCTTTTTTTAATCTTGAAATATCACTAGAAGAAATTGCTTCTTTCATTGGTCTTGGCCTTTCATTCATCCATTTTTTTGCACCCGCAAGGGTTTTAAATGTTTTGCTATTGCTGTAAGTTAATGCGGTATATGTACCATCATTATTCTTTTCAATTCCCCTACTAAGCGTTTCATTGTTTCCCTGATCTAATTTTTCTGATTCAAATATTGTTTTGGTTGTTGCAGGATTAGCTACGAGATCAACCGATTTAACTTTATCAATTCTGGTAATGCGTTCTGTTCCATCTGGATCAACAGAATATTTTCCCGAAACTAAATGTGAGAAACCAACATCACCTAAACCGTTGTGTTCAGCAAACCATAGAAACGATTCAATACCTTCTGCATGAGGGTTATAATGAAAATCGGCATACAACCCATCTTTTTGCAAAGTCACATTTTCAAGCCATCCTAGACGATCAGAGAAAGAAGGTTCTTCCATGTTATGATCTTTGTTAACGGGAGCTTTTTCATATTTTTGAATAGCTTCCTTAACAGCAGCAAAATCATAAATCCTTCCATTTGCGGAAGTAAATCCAAGAACTTTCACACCGTGTACAATGTGGTTTTCTCGATCAACAGGATTTTGAATTAATGCGTTCGCCATATGTAAATATTTTAATCCTTCTTGGTATCGGTTGTCAATGAGTTGGAAGGCTTGGGTGCTTCAGGTTCTGGTATTTTTTTTACTTCGATATCTTTGAAAATTGCATCGATAACACTTTGCGGAATTAGTGGGAATGAAGATTTCGCAATAGCCATACCAGCGGAAATTGGTAACAACCCCTGTACACATTGCGTTACCACATTTACTAGAGATTGAATTTGAGCACCGTTTAAAGCAGTATCTTGAACATTGTCCGTTGCTTCACCTTCAGGTTTATTTCCTAATGGTGCTGCATTGGGTGCTGCTGTTGCAGATGGATCACCGGGTTTAGAATTTGCTTGGGTGTTTATGTTACTTGCTTCAGTATCATTATCTAAACCAACTTCGCTTCTAATTGTTTGAATCGACTTAACACCCATATCAAGATACATACGATTCATTTCTGCTTCTTTTTGATGATCTCTAGATTGAAGCGAACAAGCTTCAGCAGTAACTTTTAGATTCTTTAAAACCTCTTTTGGTATTATTCCATGTTCAGCAGCTAAATTTAATTGTGTCCATGCAAGGGATTTATTTGGTTCAAATCTGCATTCAGCCAAGGATCTTCCTACAATACCTTGCCATCTCTCAAAGGTTCTTCTTGCTGGTGCTTCTGCAATCAATGCGGATGAATAGTTGTTATTAGAAGCATCACCAGAAACAAGCGTTTCACTAATGCCAAATCTAGTGGCAAGGGATCTTAAATTAGCTTGAAGGACTTCAATCAATCCAGCAGCATCAACATTCATACCGGGAAATTCATAACTAATATTTTCGGGGGTTGTAATGATAGATCCATAACCAAAGCGTTCAAGCTTCATGTTATTACCCGTCATTGGATTATTATCAGTAATCGTTGCATCAACCGTTGCATCTACAAGGTTAGACATTGAATCAGGTGCAACATTAGCAACTTTGCGAATCATCGCAATCTTTGCTCTAGCTTTTGCCATCGTTACCGTAGAAGCCAATATATCTTCGCAATTGTTTAAATTTTGAAACACCGGATAGAAGGAAGTTAAACCCCTCTTTGCATTTGCATTAGTTCCAAACTTAATGTGAATAATATCTGATGCAGGGATAAATTTAGGTTCTTTTGTTTCCCAAGGCTTTTCAATAACCTGATATCCAAGAACAGAATTAATATCATCTTCTTCTGCAATTATCCCAAATGAATCTTTTGGTGAACCTATATCAGTTGCATACCCTCGAACAAGTTCAGGTTCTATAAACCTAATTACAAGCATCCCATTTGCCTGAGGAAATTTCCTGATGAACACTTCACCGTCTACATGAAGCCGATAAACTATCTCATTCTCAACTTCAACCATGTTGTTGTATTCACGGAAAATATCTAAAGTGTTTTGGCATCGTTTCAATATATCTTCAGGAACTGGAGTTCTTAAATCAATATTTGCCACCCGCCACTTAAACCCCGTAGCACCAACAACAAAATTCTGAAAACATCCAACAATACCATGAGCAAACTCATTTACAGCGTAGACATACCTTGCCCTGTCTCTAATGCTCTTTAATTGCCACCAAGTCAGGTAAACAGGTAATTGTTCACCTGAAAGGTAATTATCACGAATTGCAAGCTGTACAGGATCTATCCAACCGTTTTGACCAGCAGAAGGGAATTGAAAAGGATTGTATGCACCCGAATCATTCCAGAAAGGCCCAAATCCTGAAGAATATTCACCAGAACCATAACTAATGGATTCTTTAACTTTTTTACTTGGGTTTTTAGAATTCATGGTTTAGTTCTTGGGTTTACAATTTGCGGGGGAAGTTTAGGTAAGGTTATGCGTTGAAAGTTACAAACCCACTTAATCTACCTGATGCGTTACCTACCACCGTTAATTTAATTCCTGCATCACTACGAATCAAACCTACTGATTGCATCGCTTGCGAAAAGATTTGATAGCAAGGGATATGAATCAATCCGGTTAATGCTGTTGTTCCGTCAGCTTTAAAAAACTGTACCGAACAATCTCCATCGCCCTGCAATGTGAATGCGTGAATGTGGCTTGACCCACTAGCAGCAATTGTTACTGTTCCCGGTATCGTTTGCGAAATTGCCATTGATGCGTCTGAAGGCATAATTGTTCTCCTTTGATTTTACCATCCTAACACCGTTTCTAATTTTTGCAATACTTTGCAAGTTGACGATTCAGGAAAATTGAAAAATATTCTAAGTTGACGATTTGGAAAAATGGTAATTATTTTTAGGGAGGGGAGGGGGGGAGAACCCGGCCTCGACAAAATTAATAGGGTTTCGACAATTCCTACTTACGGTGTCTTTAATATCCCGTATACAAAGTTAATGAGTAGATATAATATATTCATAGTGCAGCACATTTAATATATTAAGAGTGGAGTAGGTTTAATATATTAAGACAAAGATAGGTTGAATATATTAAGAGCAGAGTAGATTGAATAGATTAATATAAATAATGGTTGGTTGTCTTAATAGTATCTCTATATAAAAAAAAAAAAATATTATAATAGAATATGGATATATATATATGGA